CTTCTACTTTATATCTTTTGTATTTATCAGGGATTTCCTCTGAGTCAGTGACTTCAAGTTTTCCCCATGTTTCATAAAGTTTATATCGAGTTGTGCTAGTTTTAAAGACATTGTTTTCTCCTGCTGTCTCTATGATCATTGGTATTAGTTCTTTATTAAAGTAATCTTCTGTCTTTTTAATGGCAGCCTTCCTTGACTTTAACCTTTTTACTTCGTTGTTATAGGTTAGTATCTCAGAATCTATTAAACCACTTTGCTTTGTTAGCTCCATAATAAAGTGGTCTATGTTAGATGTTTTAGCTGCTATTTCAGCTTTTAGCCTTTTGATTTTATCTTCCATAATTTCAATCTCTGAACCGATTGCAGAATTATGTGAATCATCAGGATCAAACTGTGCTTCTAGATATTCTAGGTCATTTTCTAAATCTATCAATGCTCCTATCATATCTCTAGTTGTTAATTTAGACATTTGTTCTCCTTAGTCTGAAAGATGGAGTCCATTCAAGTTGAGTCTCAAATAATTCTCCATCAGAGTTTTTGAATAACGAAACACTCTTCTCTTTAGTATAAGCTCCTCCATTTAAACCAATAACTTTTCTTGATGCATTTTCTATAGCACCAGATCCCTTACCAGCATATAAATCAAGAACCTCATTACGACTATAATCTCTACTTACTTGCGATACTTGTAATATGATAATATCATTCTGAACTGCCATTTGCGATAACCCATGAGAAATATATTTAATTTGCTCATACTCTCCTCTTACATGAGGTGGCGTTTCTACCAGGTCTATATAATCTATGACTACCATCGCTGGCTGAAGTTCTGTTATTTTTTGTTGTATCGTCTCTAATGTAGGGGCTACAGTTTGTAATGTTAAGTGGGACAAGGAATCTTTACATTCTTTATATATATCAGCATAGTTAGCACAAACTTCTAATTTAGTGCTACCAGATGCTATCTGTAAAGACCTTCTATGCATATACCAAGCAGAAAGCTCTAAAGAAAGATAAAGAGTAGGAACCTGCAAAGACGAATCTATTACATCGTCTTTATGATTGTATCCTAACGCTATATTATGTGCTAAAGTAGTTTTACTGCTACCAGTTGGCCCAAATATAGTTATTAAATCGCCAGGATAAAACATACAATCAACATCTATTCCTAATGCTTTACCTAGATTATATGCTTTTCCAGTAAAATCAGTATTTAACCTTTCTTCTAACTGTTTCTGCATATCTTCTATACTTAATACATCGACCAGGTAATCTTTTCTTTTATAATAAATACATTTAGGATTGCAATGTTGATGCATTAACGAGTCTTGGCACCCATATTTATATCCTTTATTATAAGAGTATTCTACTTGATCAATAACTTCTTGCTCTTGTAATTGTCCATCGTTCCACTCAATCATTGCTGCTTTTGCTGCAGAAGAGGGTAATCCGTGTCTTCTAAAGTGAGATACTATTCTTAACATTGTATTGTGCCTAGTTCCTTCTTGTGGGCCTATATTATACATTGTTTGAATGCATGTAGCCACGTTTCTTGGTTCTGAAACTTTTCCAAGTTGTCTTATCCTAGGTATAGATTCTATCTTTTTATCTTCTAGCTCTCCTTCCCCTGTCAATTCATCATAAGGGAATTCGAATCTAGGTGTCTCTGCGAGTTGATGAATCTCTTCTACCTTTGAATTCATTAGTTCTGAGTAGGTTAATGGCACTTTATATAATCCAGTTTTATTATTAATAGTATGAGCGACTCTATATAGGCCTGTTCTCATATATACCATTGGATCTATGCCTGGTATTAACTTTGTCATTGTTTCTTTAACTTGGAACGGTAATTCTTCATTAGCTGAAAAATTAAATACACTGTTAGGAATTTGAATATGATATCCACTACCTGAAAAGAAGATTCTGAAATTATTTTCTGTTAGGTATAACGCATCGATCATGTCGAACGCTATAGCTTGACACTTTTGCAGTGTGTGCTTATCAGAATTATCTCCTTTATCTATATCAATTACTATGCTATCTATATCTCTGATACCATAATAATTTCTTAAGCTATTACCTTTAGAATCAGCAAAATCAATAGCATCCTTAGAATACAGGTACATAGACCTATACAATGCTTTGCCATTTATATATTTGCTTAATTCATTCTTAGGAACGATAAGCCCCCGTTTCCGAGGGCTATCTATCGCTATTTCAATATGATTAAAGGTTTTCGATATCGAATTCATCTGGTATGTCACCGTTTGACGCTGGTTTCGCATTTTCATGATCTGCAGGAGCTTCTTTAATGAAACCTTTGCTTTTCAAGAAATCAATATAGCTTTGCAACTCTTTTTCAGCACCATTTCCAGGCTTTAATACCTTGTTATGGATTTTAGAGTATGCTTGGCCATTCTTAGCTAATTCTCTAAATACATAGACAGTTAACTCAGTGCCAGTATAATTAGCCATTAAATGACTGCATATATCGCTTATAGAAGTTTCATCTTCAGTACACCATTCTCCATATTGGTTTACACCACCTTGTTCGCCTAATGCGTCCAATAAGTATGTAATCCTTTTTAATAATGTGCAATCTTGAATAGTTCCATCAGGATTCTTTTCCCATGAACCAGCAATCTTAAGTGGTCTTGGATATTTAGAACCCTCTACTTCAAATTCACACACAAGATAAATGTCTGCCCATGAATATTTAGCAGATTCATCTCTTACTTCTTTTAATGTAGCATTTTTAATACCTAACCAGTCGCCACCACCTGACTTTATTTCACTTCTCATTATTGCCATGCGTTACTTCTCCTCTTTGTATGATTTTATTTCTTTAATTACAGCTTCGTATGTAAACGGAAGCTTTTTCTGTGCTAATGGTTTTAATCTAGACCCAACCATTCTTTCGTCGTATCCTTCAAAGCTTACAAGATAAGTACTGCTATTTTTATCTATAGTAGTATATCCTATAACATCAGCTTTTGCGCATACAGCTCTACCTAACCCACTAGGTAAATTTGGTGCTAATTGTACCTTATCATCAGTTATTACAGATGATTTGGCATGACTTGTTAATATTAAATTACCTCCAACCTTTTTAAGGAAGTCTTGTAATTTCTTAACAATATCAGCATTCTTTTTCCTTGCTGCAGCCCAATCTGAACCCCATGATCCATCACCCATTTGAGCTATACCTAACTCATGTTTTACTATGTCTTCTATCCACATATTGACTTGGTCAAGAGTATCAAGAACTATAGTATCATACGGGTATTTGTCCCAATTTGTCATAAGGTCTTTAAGAATCTCTAAAAGAGAGTAAGCAGGCATTGGTTTGCCTTTATTTGGGCCGCTTCTATAAAAGAAACCTCGTTCTTCAAAAGGTATAAGCTCTTTTTGCTCTTTACCATTTTTAGTAACTTTTATCCCATCTTTTTCTATTACTCTCATAGGAGGATTCAAACCACAACATGTAACTACATTTGCTTTATCGGTAAAATCAGCTCCTAAATCGGTATCAATTATTAATACTGATTCAGATCCATTCTCACTCCACGATGAAGCTGCAGTTGTTTTGCCACTTTTTGGCTGGCCGATGAAATACCATGTCATTCCTGATGGTAAATCACCCTTCCAATCAGTTTTCACTTGATTTATTTTAAGCATAAAATCTCCTGTTTTATGATTTATTATTTTGTAGGTTTGACGAGGTGTTCTCGTCTTATACTAACTGGTCCTAACGACCCCCAAATGTAAGCATAGTAAAGTCTATTTTGCAAGACATTAAATGCTTGTGCAAGTCCATAAGATGCTGCTAAACTTCCACAGAAAATAGTATGTTTTGCAGTGCACGGATCATCCGCTATTTCTGAGCTGGGAGCATAAGATTCCATGAAATAATCGGACTCACGGGTCACGGTTATTATTTCAAAGCCTAATGCCCCCATTCTCATATCTATTAAGAACTCTCTATCTGGGTTTTCTTTCCATATTTGATATGCTGCTAACCTTACTTCCATATTATCTGGAGTCAAGAATACTTTTGAAGATAAGTTTTTATTCTTATTCCAATAGTCTTTAACTCCACATAATGTTGTGTCTTTGTTTAGCATGCTTACCATATGTTGTGCTGCTTCTACTTTGTAATTATTTAAGAATCTTTGTGGCCATGAGGTTGTGGATAAATTATGTTCCTCTAACCTGTCAGGGTCCCACACTTTTATTTCTTTAAATCCCATAATTGCAGCAGTCTGTATAAGGGCTGAACCTATTCCTCCAGCCCCTATAACAGTTATTTTATCTAGTTTCGATTGATCAATTAGATCCTTATTTCGTAAGTATCGGTTGTCCATATTCATCTACTCCTATATTTTTTAAAGCTCTGTCTCGATTGGCAGTGCTTAGTTTTCCTAGTTCATGCTTTTCGATGATGTCTAAGTATCCTATATACTGTTTCATTGATAGTCCAGTATTATATCCATTGTAACTTAGGAAATCCTCATGATCAGCAAACTCTTGTCCTATGTCTATCTTCTCATCAGCCTGTTGGC